CTCCTTGCCAAGGAGAAGGTCAAGAGTTCGAATCTCTTTATCCGCTTCGGGGGTATAGCTCAGTTGGTAGAGCGCCTGCTTTGCAAGTAGGATGTCATCGGTTCGAGTCCGTTTACCTCCATATGGGGTAGTAGTTCAATTGGTTAGAGCACCACCCTGTCACGGTGGTCGTTGAGGCATCGAATCCCTTCTATCCCGTTGCCTCTATAGCTCAACGGTAGAGCAATGCTTTTGTAAAGCATAGGTTGTCTGTTCAAATCAGACTGGAGGCATATAAATAGTAAGATATTATATTTCAGAGTGTATTATGGATAACGAATCTAATCTTCTACAAGAGGTATATAACGACGACATGTTGAAAAAGACCAAGAAGTCTAAGGATTTGAATGAAATAATTGAAAAAGACTATGATGAAATCGAATATGATGATGGTGCTGGTAAAATTGTTTTGTAATACTACTAAATATATAAGAGTTTAAAGATTTTATTTAATAATAGTGGCTAAAAGATCTAAATCATTTAAAGATATTAATTTATCATTTAAAAAGCATCCTATTACTAATGACCTTATGGTTATTAAAGATGAAGATGCTATTAAAAGATCTGTACACAATATTATTTTGACAATTGTTGGCGAAAAACCATTTGTCAATGACTTTGGTTCAATAATTAACCAAAGTTTATTTGAATTAGATAGTGGGTTAAATGCCATTGGAATTGAAAATCAAATAACTTCAGCACTTAATCAATATGAACCAAGAATTAGAATTGATAATGTAGCAATTGATGTAGATGGTTCAAATCATGAAATGTCTGCTAGAGTAAACTATTCCATTACTGGTTTAGAAGCTCCAAGTCAGGCAGTAGACGTTCTCCTTTTCCCAGCTAGAGTATAATGGCCTTTGGACAATATGTAAATCTAGACTTTGATCAAATAAAAACCTCGATAAAGGATTATTTGAGGTCTAATGATAACTTTACAGATTATGACTTTGAAGGATCTAATCTTTCTGTCGTAATAGATGCACTTGCTTATAATACTTACATTACTGCCTACAATACAAATATGGCAGTTAATGAGAATTTTCTCGACTCTGCCACATTAAGAGAGAATGTTGTTGCACTAGCACGTAACATTGGATACGTTCCAAGGTCTAGAAAATCAGCAAAAGCAAAAATATCCTTTAATGTTTCTGGATTAAGTGATGTTGTAACATTAACACTTAAATCTGGACTAGTTGTTAATGGTGTTGCAGAGAATACAAGTTATATTTTTAGTATTCCAGAAGATATTACAGTTCCTGTTAAAAACGAAATTGCATATTTTGATGAAATTGATGTTTATGAAGGTCTTTTACTAACACAAAACTTCACAGTTAACACATCTCAGTATAGTCAGCGTTATATTCTTCCAAATTCCTTTATTGACACCTCTACAATAGTAGTCAAGGTCAAATCTGATGAGAATTCATCAACTTCTGTGACCTATACACCTCTAGATAACATTATTGGCATAACATCCACATCAAATTCTTATCTTTTACAAGAAGTTGAGGATGAAAGATATGAAATTATGTTTGGCGATGGTATAATTGGTAAAAAATTAGCAAATAATAATTATATTACTGTTACTTACCTAACAACAGGTGGTAAAACTGGTAATGGTGCTTCAGAATTTAGTTTTATTGGTCGTTTAGTTAATCAAGATGGTGCTGTAGTAGGTGGAACTAACGTTTCTCTCGTTGAGACACTTGAGAAATCTAGAGATGGTGATGATATTGAGTCAATTGCTTCAATTAAATACTATTCACCTCGAATTTACTCATCACAATACCGTGCCGTAACCTCTTCTGACTACGAATCGGTGATATCTTACATATATCCTAATGTTGAATCCGTAACATCCTATGGAGGAGAAGAATTAAACCCTCCAAGGTATGGAAAAGTCTATCTTTCAGTAAAACCGAGGAATGGAGATTACCTTTCTGACTTTACAAAGCGTGATTTGGTATCAAAATTGAAAAGTTATGCTGTTGCTGGTATAGTTCCTGAGTTTATTGACTTAAAATACCTATTTGTTGAGACAGAAAGTCAAGTATATTACAATCCAAATCATAATCAACAACCAGCATTGTTAAAAAGTGCTATTTCTGGTGCTTTAACCGAATATTCTAAGTCAATTGACGTTAATAAGTTTGGTGGAAGGTTCAAATATAGTAAAACTGTTAGTCTGATTGATCAAGTTGACAATGCAATAACTTCTAACATCACAAAAGTGACTATAAGAAGGAATTTAAGGACAAAAATTAATCAATGGGCACAATATGAACTCTGTTATGGTAATGAATTCCATGTTGGAGAGTCTTCTTATAATGTTACATCAACTGGATTCACTGTAGAGGGTGTAAGTAGCACTGTTTACCTTGCAGATGAGGTAATTGATGATAAAAAAGGAAGAATTTTCTTCTTTACATATACAGATGGTGGAAAACCTAACATTATTAAGAAAAATGCAGGTACTGTCAAATATGACATCGGTGAAATCCTCATAGATACTGTTAATATAACCTCAACGAAGATAGAAAATGATGTTGTAGAGATTCAAGCAATACCCCAATCAAATGATGTTATAGGATTGCGTGATTTGTATATAAAATATGATATGACTAACACTCATTTAACAGTTGTTCAGGATATTATTGCTTCTGGGGAAAATACTTCTGGATCTAGATTCGCTAGAGGGTCAAGTTATAACATTCCTACTTATACAAGAGATTCTAAATCGGAAGTTTCTACTAAAACTGTTGCATCAACTGCTTCATCTACAACAAATAGAGGTTCTGGTAGTGGATATAACACTACATCATCAACAACGACGTACTCAGCATAAATGATTGATACTTCAATTCAAAGAGTTAAGATAAGCCAGGTAATTGAGAACCAGTTACCTGAATTTGTGCAGTCAGAAAGTCCACTTTTTGTGGATTTTATGAAACAATACTACAAATCGCAAGAATTTCAAGGCGGAACAGTAGATATTGCAGAAAATATTGACAGATATACTAAATTGCAGACATTTGTTGGTGCTGCACTTACGGAATATACTGGATTATCTACAAATGCTGAATCATATGATGAAAAGATCTATGTTGAGACTACAAAGGGATATCCAGCATCATATGGACTCTTAAAAATAGACGATGAGATAATAACTTATACTGGAATTGGTGCCACTTACTTTGAAGGGTGTGTCAGAGGGTTTAGTGGTGTAGATTCTCTTCAACAACCAACAAAAACTGATCTTTTAACATTTAAAACTTCAGTAGGTGCTGCTCATACTGGTGGAACTAGGGTTCATAACTTATCTAACCTTTTTATTCGTGAATTTTTCGAAAAAACGAAGGGAACTTTCGCTTCTGGGTTCGAAAAGAGGGATTTTTACAGTGATTTAGACCAAGTTAAGTTTATTAGACAGATTAAGGACTTTTATAAGACAAAGGGTACGTCAGAAGCTTATAAAATTCTCTTTAGAGTGTTATATGGAGAAGAAGTTAATGTTATAAAACCATCAGAATTTTTATTAAGACCTTCTGATGCTGATTATGGGTTTACGGAAGATTTTTTAGTTAAAAAAATTGGAGATGGAGATCCAAGAGCTTTAAAAGGTGCTACTTTATTTCAAGACAAAGATGAAGACGATGATAACATACTTGGTGTTAGTGGTGCTATCTCAGATGTAAAAGACTTTGTATATGGTGGAGAACACTATTATCAGATAAGTGTTTCTCAAGAATCATTAGATGGTAATTTTATTATTCCTGGCCGTACAAGACTAACTGATGCGGTTTCCGTAGGGGCCACAGTCGTTACAGTGGATACTACAGTGGGTTTCCCGACTAGCGGTTCACTGAGGTTAACTAGAGGTGAAGATGTAGGTATTGTCACTTATAGTGGAAAAACCATAAATCAGTTCGTTGGATTTACTACATTTTTGGGTTCATACAATGTTGCTGATGATGTTGTTTATAATAACGTTGCTTATGGATATTCTTATGGCAATTCTACTGATAAAATTGAGGTTCAGATAACTGGTGTTCTTGATGGATTTGATGTTCCAAATACTTGGTATCTTAATAAAGGCGATAAAATAAGAGTTGGTACTTTGGGAGTGGATAAAGGTGCAGATCATCATTTCAACTCTTGGATGCATAATACGTCAGTAAGACATACTCCAAGGATTATTACAAAGATTGCTACTAATACTTTCACTGTAGAAACAACTTCTGATCATAATTTCTTAGAAGAAGACTTTATTGAAGCATTGAATAATGAAGATACCGTTGTTGGTACTGGTAGAATTATAAGTGTTATTGGTAATACTACTTTCACTTTAGAGATAGGTGGAATAGATGTTATCCAGATGAATTATCTGAGGAGAAAGGTAACTAGAGGAAATAGTAGTGTTCATGATAATATTACTAAGTATACAACTGATGTTCAAAATACTTATGATCATGATAGTGATAATCCCGATGCGTTGCCACCTCATCCACATGTCTATGTGGCATCTCCTTCTATTCCAAGTTTAGGACAAGAACCTATTGTTGTTTCAGATCGTTCTGTTCAATGGACTGGTACTACTGTCGGAACTATCATTCAGGTTACTACTGGTGCTGATGATCATGGTTTCTATTCTGGAGAAGTTGTAACATTCAATATTATAGATGATGGTATTCTTGGTGGAATTTTGAATGGAAAGAATTATTATTTGAAGAGAGTGAGTTCTAATGAGATTCAACTTGCTAATTCATTGCCAGATCTTTTATTAAGTTCTTTTGTTGCAGCTGATGGTAGTGGAACATTTAAAATTTCTGTTCCAGATCTTGCTAATAAGAAATTAGAACATCAAAAATTGTTAAAGAGATTCTCTTTAACACCAGTATTTGATGGTAAAGAACATGAAACTACTGCTGCTACTACAACTGGAACTCTTATTAATGGAACTGAAGTATTAAATTATAAGTCTGGTGATGTTATTTTCTTTGGTGGTGTTAAGACAGTAGATGTTTTAGAAGGTGGAAGTGGATATAATGTTATTACTCCTCCAACAGCTACTATTGAGAGTTCTACTGGAGCAGGTTGTAGTGCAAGTGTTAATGTAAGAGGACAATTTGAAAGAATTGATGTTATAGATCCTGGCTTTGATTATGTTGATCCACCCGTTATAGAAATTAGTGGTGGTAATGGTCAAGGTGCTACTGCTAAGACTAGATTAAAACAGATCGATCATTTTGTTGATTTTGATGCATCATCTACTGGTGCTAGAATTAATATTTCTAATAATACTATTGGATTTACCACTTTCCATAAATTCAGGGATGGTGAAGCTGTAGTATATAAAACATTTGGTAATGGCGCTATTGGTATTGCTTCTACAGCTGGTGTTACTGGTCTTCAAGATCCTCCAGATAGAAGACTTGTAGATGAAGAAGTTTATTATGTTGCTAAAGTTAATAATACTAGTATTCAATTAGCAAATAGTGAGTATGACGCTTTAACTAGGAATAATATTCTAAGATTTACTGGTTTTGCTGATGGATCTCAGAGATTAAAGAGTTTATACAAGAAAAGAGTATTAGGTGAAGTTATAATTGATAATCCTGGCGAAGGATATGAGTATAAGAAGAGAATTATACCAGCAACTACTTCTGGAATTAACACATATTCAGATTATATTGAATATGCTGGTCATGGTTTTGATGATGGTGAATTAGTTCGTTATAGTAATGATGGAGTTAAAATTGGTGGTATTGATACTGATCAAGAATATTATGTTCTTAAAATTAATGAAGATAGGTTCCGTCTTTGTGCTGCAGGTATAGGTTCAACTTCATATGATAGTAACTATCTTACAAAACAATTTATTGGTATAACTTCACTTGGTAGTGGAACTCATGAGTTTAATTATCCACCTATTGTGGTTAATTGTAAGGGAATGATTGGTATTAATACAGTTTCTCCAGAGAATTATCATGCAGTTATTAATCCAATTGTAAGAGGAACCGTTACTTCTGTAAATTTAGAAGAACCTGGCACTGGATATGGTTCACCTACAATATTTAATTTCTCTATTCCACCAACTATAAGAGTTTCATCTGGTTCTTCTTCAGAGTACAAGGCCATTGTTTCTCAAGGTAAGATTCAAGATGTTATCATAACTCGTTCTGGTGATAATTATACATCTACTCCAGATTTATCAATTTATGGTGATGGTGTTGGTGCTAAACTTATAACTCAAATTGGTAATGATGGTAAAGTTAATAGAGTAACTGTTGCTAATGGTGGTGTAGGTTATTCAACTTCTAAAGTTGTGGTTCAAGAAAATATTCCTGGCACTGGAGCAGTATTTTTAACAAAAGTCAATAGTTGGAATATTAATAATGTTAAGAGATATGAGGATATCTTCTTAGGTGATGATGGATTCTTAACTAGGGGTGATAATGATGAGGGTATGAAATTTACCGCCATGTATGCGCCCAGAGGACTCAGGAAGGTCATCAAACAGAAGAATAGTGATAATACCTTAAATTATGCACAAAACGATTTAAGTCTCGTTAATAACGCTGAAGAAGTCTGTACACAACACTCACCTATCATTGGTTGGGCATATGATGGAAATCCAATTTATGGTCCTTATGGATATGATAAGAAAGATGGTGGTATTAATCGTATTATGCGTTCTGGATACTCTTTAAAGACTTCTAGGACTGATGGACCTGATCTTGGTGATTATCCGCTTGGTTTCTTCATAGAAGATTATGAATATCTTGGAAATGGTGATCTTGATAGAAATAATGGTCGTTATTGTGTTACTCCAGATTATCCTAGAGGAACTTATGCATATTTTGCTACAATTAACCCAGTTGAAAATGAAACTAGTGGAACATTTAAAAATTATCGTTCTCCAGTATTCCCATATCTAATTGGTGAGAAATTTGTAGCTAAACCTGATGATTGGAACTTTACTGAAACAAACAATCAAGATAAGGATTTAAATGATTTAGATATTAATAGAAATACCCATCCATATAGTCTTGATAGACCTGGCGTTAATTATCAAGGTGTCTATGATAGTAGAAAGGATGTTATTCAAGAATCTGTTATTGATTTTGCTTCTTCTGGTAAGATTAATCAATATGAAATAAAAAATGCTGGAGATGGGTATAGAGTAAATGAACCACTAATTACTGAATCTCAAGGATCTGGTAATGGATTCCTTTCTAAGATTTCAAGAGTTGGTGGAAAGGAGATTCTTTCTATTGGTTCTTCTATTGTTAGCGTTGAAAATATTGTATTTGATTATAATAATAGAACTGGTCAAGTAACTGGACTTTCAACACAACCACACGGATTAACTGTAGGTGATTTAATAACTGTTTCTGGATTATCCACTGATTCACTTAAGGCTATTGATGGTAGACATACTGTTGGATTTAATACTTCTTATTTGATATTGAATACTGGTATTGGCACAACAGGTGCAACAGGAATAGTTACTAGTATCCCTGTTGCTGGTGATATTACCGCAGGCAATATTACTCCTGACGATATCATAGGGATCAATACAGAAAGAATGCTTGTTCTGAATATTGATGGTGTTAATAACAAGTTAAGAGTTCAAAGAGAATTTGATGGTATTCTTGGTACTGCTCATACTGGTACAACTCTTATAACTGGATTAAATCGGTCTATAAGTTTTAATGTAGGATTAAGTACAGATATTATTACTAATGTTAATGTTCCTTACTATTTCAATCCATTAGAGAGTACTGCTTTAGGTAATAGTTCTGGAGTTGGTATTGGTTCAACTATCAGTTACACATATAGAGTTGTAGGTGGTGGTAGAACTGATAAATTTATTCCAACACAAAACATTTATCTACCAAATCATGGATTTGTTGATGGACAAAAACTTGAATATTCAAATAATGGTGGAACTTCTCTCCAAGTTTATAATGGAATATCAACATTTACACTTGCAAATAATACTCCAGTATTTGCTATAAACCAAAGCAAAGATTTGGTAGGACTTTCAACTAATGCCCTTGGTATTGG